ACCTTCTTCGAAGGTTAAAAAATTAAAATCTGTATCTATTGCATAGTAACATTCAAATTGATTCCAAACATTACTTAAACTACCTTCTTTTCTTTTATTTCTAAAAGATTCATGTTTTGTATACTTGATAACAAAATCTTTAGCTACAAATTTGTAATCGTAAAGCGTAGGTCCCATTTTTTTATCATGATTATCTAAACTCCAGCGTTGCCATTGCGGTGTATCATAAAAATGAATAATTTTCTTAAAGTTGTTTTTAGGATCTTCCCACGGGCTGAAAGATAACATCCTATATTTTACATGTTGCCATTTATTAGTGAAATTAAACCACCATAACCAATCAAACGTAGACTTGAGCTTAAATGGGCAATACTCTAGCAAAGGCTCATAAACATCGATCATATTATTAGATATTTTAGAACCAAACATTTTATAATATACAGTAGGAATATATACTTGCCAGGGTGCATGAATTGACTTATAACCAAAATGATGAACTGAACTATTAATAACATCGCTACCAAATAACTGATCGCCATGCTCACCTGTAATTACATATCCTTTTTTGCAGTAATTTTCAACATGATCAAAAGATGTTAAAATTCTTCCTTCAAAAACTTTGCATATATCTACCCAAAATTCAGGATACTCTATTCTACTCTCATCTGAGGTTACAATAAAAACTCTTTTAAGATCTTCTAAAGTCCATGTTAATAAAAATGCAACTAGAGCTGATGTACTATCTATACCACCACTGTACATTATATAGATATTGCTATCTAATTTTTTCATTTCAAACGCTCTTTGTAAACACATTTCTTCAAAAGAAAATCTGTTTACTGGCATATTAACAATATCAGAAATAGGTTCACATACTGATGTGTAATTAAACGGGTCTATACCTCTAACAATACGACTGACCGATTGTGTGAATGGAAATTTTCTTGGGCTCCAATCAGGTAAAGGAAGTGATTGAAACGTTTCTTGATATTGTTCACCTCGCATAGAAAAAAGCAGCAAACCCATATTATACCCACTCCTCAACAATACCGACTAGTTCTGCAATTAAAAGTAAAGTAGCAGTTACTCTTGCATCAGTAATAGACAATGCTAGACCTGCAAAAGCAACTATACGAATAGCACTCTTTACATATGACATGTAAGTATGCCATTTACGATATCTATCTTCAAAATCACTCACTTGACATCTCCGCCTGTAGGTCCATTAGCACCTAATGGATAATCGCTAAAAGGATCTCTACCAGCTGCACCTATAGCACCCGAATATGCTCTTGTAGGACAATTGGAGATATTACATACAACAGCACTAGCACCTGTTCTACCACAGACAGGACAACTCAACCATGTATTATCTTGTGGTCGCATATTCTTCATAGGATTTAAAATATAAAACTTTACAGCTTCATTGTAACCATCTTTAAAACCTTCTTTATAGGCTTTAAGATCTTTTATTGTTTGATCTTCACTCATGCTGCTACCCTGCTAAAGTTTTTATGTTTCTCAAATTTCAACACATTACTAAATTTATCTACTAATTGGTCAACTTTATGACTTATAATAAATGTATTTGTGTCTTGAGTTAGGTTGTTTATAATTTTAAGGAACTCATCAGTGCCATTACTATCCATTGAACCATCAAGGACTTCATCCATAATAAGTAAGTTAGTTGAAGCACTATTACGAAGCTTAGCAACAGCTCTCCAAGTAAAAAGAATAGCCAAGTTAATACGCATCTTTTCTCCTTCTGAGAACGATGCATAAGAAAATTCATCCCTAAACCTTGACTTAATAGTCTCATTAAAATTCTCATCTAACTCAAAGTTAACAAAGAAATCCATAGCTGCCAGATACTTGTTAATCAATTTATTAATCACTGGTATATACTGTTTAATAATACGAGCCTTAATTCCATTATCTTTAAGAACGATAGCTGCAACGGATAATGCATCTTTATCTCTTAGTAGTTCACCTTTTTGTTCCGCTAACGAACCAATAGTATGTTCTAGCTCTTTCATCTTATCATCGTTTAATACGAAGTCGTCCGTTTTCTTTTGAAGTTCATCAATATCTTTTGCTGCTTTTTTGCATTGGGAAAGAAGACCTGATATGCTATTTGAGTGTGTGATCTTTTCAATATTAAGGCTCGTGATATGTGATGAGATATTGGCAATAGTTTGGATTTTATCTTGTATTGTTTGTATCTCTTGACGGAGCTGGTCGATCCCATCGCTAGTCTCTTGAATTTGGTTTTCTTTAGTTGCAACAGTCTCGCACTTAAAGTCATTATCAATGCCCTGCTTGCATGTAGGGCAAGTATCATGTAAATTAAAGAACTCGATTTCTTTTTGGAGTTTGGTAAGCTTATCGTCAAGCTGGGTCTCGAGGACTTGTAATTTTTTTTGCTTTTTACTAACCTGGTCTTGATCATTAATCTGGTCATTAAGCAACCCAATTTGTTCATCTAGAGAAGCAATTAAAACTTTTTCTGCTTCTATTTTATCCATATATTCTTTAATATCAGATTTTAGTTTAACTACCTGCTCATCATTATTTTTTTGCATTGCTACAATATACTGATGCTGCATAGCTATCTTCTCAGATGTTAAATCATATTGATATTCAACATCCATTATTTTAGTAGCATTAGTAGATATTTTTTCTTTTAGTAAGCTATTCATAGTAGAAAAAATTTGAATATCTAAAAGATCTTCAATAACTTCTCTACGTGATGCAGCAGGTAGTTGCATGAAGGGTACAAACGATGCTGACCCAAGCACTACTACTTGACAAAAAGACTTATGATTTAATTTAAGAATTTGCTTCTCAAGAATTTCTTGATAGTCACGATTATCGGCATCCTGACTAATCATATTATTATTCTGATAGACTTCAAAAATATTAGGCTTAAGACCTCGAATAATTTTATATTTATTAGAGCCAATATCAAACTCTAACTCTACTACAAGATCTTTCTTGTTAATAGAGTTCATTAGTTGTGGCTTGTTTACTTTACGAAACGGTTTATTGTACATAGCAAAAGATAGTGCATCAAGTATTGTTGACTTACCTGCACCATTCTCACCAACAATCAAAGTAGTCTGATTTTTACCAAGACTAATTTCTGTAAATGTATTACCAGTAGAAAGGAAATTTTTATAACGAAGAGTCTTAAAAAATATCACAAGTAGTCCTCATAAAATCTGGTGTGCTTCAATATAAAGGTTTTGAATAATAGTTTCAACTCTTTTCTTATCAGTATTAATATTCATACTGCTAATAAATTTGCGTACAATACTCATTGTATCTTCTGCTTCATTAACAATATCAGAATCTTCTTCTAGATCTAAATTAAAATGATCTTCAACCACTTGCAGATCTGCAGCACCAGATTTTTCTAATCGTTCAATAACAAGATCAAACCAATAAGGATTAGTTTTATTTTTTACAATAACTTTAACGTAGCAGTCTTTATAATTTTCAGCATCAAAAACCAGCACTTCGTCTAGCTGCTTATTGAGATCATCATAAAAGAACTTCTTAAAGCTTGTATAAGGATTAGAAATAAAAGTTAATGATCTTGTATCTGTATCAAGGATATGAAACCCTTTATCGTCTCCAAAATCAGACCAGGTATATTGGCAAGGAGTACCAAGATAGTAAATATTAGTACTATTGGAACGAGTATGATAATGCCCAGAACACACGAGATCAAATTTATCAAAGATCTTAGGATCATCACCGTGATCGGATACATGCCCTCTATACATTTCATAACCATTCAACTCCAAATGTCCCATCACAATAGGAGCTATAGATAATTTAATTGTGTCTAATGTTAACTGACGATTATCATCACATATCCAAGGAAGTAATAGAATATGAGTTCCATCAAAACTATATTCAACAGGCTCACTATGATATACTTTAATATTACTAAATTTACCGCTAACTAATTCTGTTAATGCATTCACATCATTGGTATTTTTGTAAAACGTATCATGATTACCAGCAATAACATGCATAGTAATATCTTTTTCATAAAGAGGTACTAAAAAATCGTCTCTAAGACGTTTAGCTGTCAAATAGTTAATATACTTGCGACGATCAACGAGATCCCCAAGATGAATAACAGTATCAATATTTTCTCTATCGAGGGCTGGAAAAAAGACTTCATCTAAAAACTTCTTCATCTGGTTGTGCATGATAAGAGAGTCATTTCTGACTCCCCAGTGAGTATCGGTTATCAAAGCAATTTTCATACGTTGTTTCTACCAATGCGAGAATAATTTAATTGTGATTTAGTTTTCTTTTCAAATACTTGTCTAGTTGGGCTACCTGCTTGTTTTAAAGCTGCATCGCAATAATCACGAATTGTTTCCAAACGTATAGTATACGTATCTTTCATATGATCGTGTTTTGCATTCATTAAATTTTCTGCGCAGTCAACAACTATCTGCGGCACTAAATGTATTCTATTCTGATTCATAGAATTTCTCCACTCCTAACTTACGGGCTTTATTTTTCTTTTGTTTTTCTAGCTGCTTCTTATCATAAGATTCAACTAAGCCCTTCATATACTCGTTATCTAAATTAACAGTTACGGTCCTGTCGTCTTCACCAATACCTTGTTCAGCCAACATACCTTCAAAATAAAAATTTTCTAATGTCTTTTGTTTAATATAAAGATGTTTTTTTTCTTTATCAATACGTCTAATAAAAGCAAACCAAATAATCTGTGTGAAATAGGCAAATGGATTGTCAGATTTTTCTGGATTAAAATTGTGAAAATAATTTATACAATTTTCTAATCCATCAGATATCATTTCTTCTCTGAAAGTATAACTAACAAAATTTGGTTTTAATGAT